CAGCAATTCTTGAAGCATTTACTTTACCAGCAATGTCGTTAAAATCAGAAGTCTTTGTATAATAACTTGGAAGTTGCCCACCAAAGTTATTAGAATCATTTGCAAGATCAGCATAATTTACAGCAACCGTATGGATATCAGTTTGACTATCACCACTATCATTGTTATTGGTTATTCTCCATCCATTTCCATACCATTGTCCCATAGTCCATGAATGTCTTAGATAATACGGACTTGCATCATCATCTCTATATAACCTATTATGAGTATGACCAATTGCTGAGTATGTGTTTGACAATTGTGGCATTATTTTTGTACCAGATGGTCCAACATCAACAAGATTATTTGACGATTCTATTGTCAAGTTCCCAACAACATCTTCAAAGGAGTAACGAACAATTGCTTGTTGCATCCAAACTTGCATCCAAAATTCAATCACTTGAGCGTTTTTTGTAGCGTTTGTTACAACGGCAAATACATTATCACTACTCATATTACCTGAAGATTCGTGATATAGAAAAGTGTCACATAATCCATCATACTTATTAACCACATATGAATAAGTGGCAACTCCTTGTCCAGTATAGCTGTAGTATATTTTAATCTTACCTGAAGTAGAATCATACCCAGCACCCATATTAAGAGTTCCAAGTTTTTTGTAACCAATACGATATGAAGCAAATGCTGGGTTGTGTCCTGTTCGTATGCTTATTCCATCTACGAAGCCATATGCAGTACCCCAATTAGCTATTTGAGTGCTATTAAAGTCAGTACTAGTCCAAATCTTACTCCAAGCAGTTAATCCGTTTCCATTAGTGCTTCTGATTCTAAAGTCTTGGTTATAGAAATCAGCGGCTAATTGCATTGCAAAGTAGTTTGATCCGTTTTCGTGAGTTGATGACATCAAGTGCCACCAAGATCCGTTTGTTGGCCAACCTAATGCAGTTGTAGTAGGTTGGTGATTGTACCAACCTGAATCTATTCTTGCAGTGATGTCACCTACGTCTTTAGTTCTATTAGTTATTGAATTGAAGTCATGGTTATGTGAATAAGGAGCATATTTTGAAGATAGAGCTACACCATCTTCTTGAATAGCGTAAAAGTTTGAAACTCTGTTAGAATAGAATCCAGCAATAAAGTTACCACCATTATTAAGAATTTGGAAAGCCTCAGATCCATCATTATCGTCCCATAGAGTTAGATTTAACTTTCCAGCATTCACTGTTTCATCATAGGAGAATGCATAACCATCTGACCCACCAATAGCTCTGGATCTTGGAAGATAATCATGGCTTGCTTGACTATGTGCATATGCAGTATTCCAATTACCTATTGCAAGATTAGCACCATAAACATTGCCATTCACTACAAGATTCTTTAAGACATTCATTCCAGAGATGTCCCAACGCGCTATTGTTTCAGTGATATTATCGCTATTTTCTGCATTAAGATTACCATAATAGCCATATCTTGCCGATATAATTACATCACCAAATTTAGATGCCATGAATCCAGCATATCTACTTGAGCTTGTATGGATTCCAGTATACCCCATCCAGACCCAATCATCAGCAACATTACCAAGATATGACTTAACATCAAATAATGGAGTTCCTACTATTTGGGCTAATGTAGTTCCATGTGGATTTCCGTTAGTTTGGCTATGTGTATAAGCCGTATTCCAATTTGCTGTTAAAGTTGGAGTAATCTGCTCAAGTAATGTTAGATTGTTGTGAGTATGTCTCTGAGCATATGCAGTGTTCCAATTAGTAATATCAGATGCACCAAAGTCCAGAGAAGTCCAAATATTTCTCCATGCACCATATGTACCACCTGTCTTAGTGCGAACGTGATAACCTTCAGAGTTACCAGTACCTGTACCAAAGTTAGCAGCAATCTGGAATGCCCAATTAGTATCTCCACTATGATTACTGTGAATTACATGCGCCCAAGTAGATGCTACTGGAGAATCAGTTGCAGCATTAGTATTGTAGAATCCAGACTTGTTAATAGTTGCAAAGTTAGCACCTATATCACCTGTAGCATATCCATTAGTTCCGTAGACGAATCTACTTGAATCAATACCATCTAGCAAATCAGAATCAGATGCCTTTGCAGTCTTGCCAAGGTAAGCTGAATCGTGATTATGATTTCCATCAGCTTTGGAGTTCCAGTTAGCTATAGATCCAGAATCTGAAGATGTATCTAATATTCTAGACCATTGTGCAACCCATTGGTCAGTATTTCCATTATATTTCCTGTAATACAATCCACCTTGATCGTATGGACTTACGATTTGTGTTTGTCTTGAAACATTTCCAAAAGAAATAACTGCATGATTTAGTGAGTTAGTAGGTGCAGTAGCATGAATCATACCATCAATATTATATGAACCAAGTCTATTCTTTTCGGCCCAAGCAGTAGCAACATCTGTTAACCAAGGATATAATGGAAAATAAGTTCCATTATGGTCGTGAACTACATTAGCTTTATCATTAGGATTGAAGTTTCCAGCATCCCAAGCCAAATTACCTGCAAATGTCGGTCTTGTGTTTAATGATATATTGACACCATTAAATGACATTACCGTAGTGGCACCTACATTGAAATATAATCCAGTGCCAGCCATCATAGAAATGCCATCAGAGCCTTGAATAAATCCTCCCCAAGTTCCGGTTGGAGGATTAAAACCTGAATTTTCTGAATTATACCCAAACCTTGCGTAGCTAGAATTTACACTAAGCGTTCCAATAGACGCACCGCCGAGATCAAATTTGCTTCCACCATTGAGAACACCACCTGCATTTATTTTTGCGAAACTTGCAGTCCAATTCCAATTTTGTCCAGCACCACCAATAGATCCTAAATTAAACAAAGCTAAACAATTGCTATTATCACCTGTTTGTAAACTTTGAATTTGGAATCCCCAACCTTGAGTGTTTTCTTGGTTTCTTAATTCCAATAAAGGTCCAGTTCCATAGTTAGTGCTTGTGATATTATTTCTAATACCAACCATAGCATTATTAAATGTACTATTACCTTCAAATAGTCTAGGGTTGTTTTTATTTGCTGGATATGTGAACAAAGCAGTACTAGGAATGCTCGTCACCATAGTCATATGAGAGTATTCTACATTACCAGAAGAAAATATAGGAGTCCAAAGAATATTAGAATAAGTTGCTTGGCATCTAAACCACAATTCAAAAGTTTTAACTCCTGAATTATTGACAGTGCAAATGAATTTGAAGTTAGATTCATCGACTGACATACATTCTAACAAAGTCAAGTCAGCATATTCTGGATTATTGCTCATGCTTTGTTGTTGTTTTACTATTACTCGAACTCTTCCAGATATAGAATAATTACTAACATCACCACCAGCGAGTGAGAACATTATATCAGAATGTGCAGCACCATAAAGTGTAGTTATGTGTAATGTTGCAAACTTAGTCCAGCAATTAGCAGTTGCTATACTTTGCCCATAATAAGTTTTAGCTTGTATTGGTGCATTTTGAACATTAGCCCACTCTACAGATCCAGCATAGTCTGCATTTTTTGAACTATCTACTCTAACACCATAAGTATTAGTTCCATTCCATCCCATCAATGTAGGATATGTTGCACTCCAAGCAATTTCAGAATTAGAGTTATTATGTGCCGAGCCATCTGGAGCAGTTCCTTGAGAAGCATCAAATATAGTATGACCTACATAATTCTTCCAGCGAAGTAGTTTAGCGGTCCCTACGTCATAATTAGCATCTAACCATTGTGTTTGTCTATCAGTTACATTTAAAATGCTATGTATGTGGCCGTTTAAAGAATAATCACCCACTGGTTGATAAGTGCCATTGTGATTATGGTCAGTATTAGACTTACTTGCAAATGCAGTTGAGATCCATCCTGTTGTGGATTCAATTTCTATTTGATTGTGACCATGAGAAGCAGCAGCGGCACCAACTTGAGAATATGTGGTTCCGTGAGGATTTCCCGTAGTTTGACTGTGACTATATCCTGTATTCCAATGAGCAATATCAACTCCAGAGAAATCATCTTGCATCCAAACACGCTTCCAACCTACAGAATCACTATTTCCTGCACCACCACCAAAGAAGAATTCTGATCCATTAAATGCTATACAATATTGTGTGAAATTACCAATAGTAGTTTCTGGCATATTGATTGTAGCATAATATTGGCTTGTTCTTGGAGCACTTGGAGAGTTAAACATTCTAAAGAAAGATGTTCCTAAAGCATTCTTCGCAGCCATACCTAAAGCATCATCATTATTATAGATCGCAACGCCAACTCTACTATTTGTTATTTGATAGTGTGTGTGTCCGTTTAAAGAATAATCGCCAGTTGGTTGATATGTTCCATTATGGTTGTGATCGGATAGAGAATATTTTGAACTTAAAGCTACACCATTCTCACTCATAGACACAGAGTTGAAATTGCCTGTAACCGGATTGAAGTAAAGTTTAGACTGAGTTATAAACACATCACCAATAGCAGGAGTTCCATTCCAAAGAACAGGGTAGTTGCTATTGGCAGAAGAGTTCTCTGTGATTACAACATTAGAAGCCTTATCGGCAGTAGCATGAAGACCTAGATAGACACCGTCATGATTATGTACCGCTGGCGCATATGCTGACAAATCAGTGTAATTAACTTTACCATTCCAGAAAGCTTTTTCCAGATCATTCACTAAACGGAAATTCGAGTCTTGTGAAATATTTGCTGGGTTAAGTGCTGATGTAGAAGTTAAATACAATCCGTTGTGGTCATGTAACGCAGTTGAATACTTTGAATCAAACAAAGTATCGGCAGATGATATTCCATAACCAGTCAGTGTTGTTGGCTTTCCAGAGGTTATCTTGGTCCATGGAAGATTAGGAATATCAGCGGAAGTCATAGGGCCACCAGAAGTGACGTGACCAAAGGAGTTTGTTACAACTTTAACATAAGTTCCAGCAGTGCCGGTTGTTGAATGTGAGAATGCACCAGTAGCTGATGTATAAACTATTGGAGTTGTCGCTGTAACGGAAGTTCTAACAGTGGTTGTAAAGTCAGATATAGTTGAAGCAGTTTGTGTTCCAACATGATTAGCTCTATTTCTATCATAGGAGTGAGTATGAAGAGAAGTATCTCCGGCAGAAGTCAATCCTTGATACTGAGCATTTGATAAGTGATAATATTCTGGTCCAACGCCTTGCTTATTACCAAATGCATTATGGTCCGATAGCAATTCGGAATCATGTATAGATAAGTCTGCAGATGTAACATACTGAGGTCCATTTGAAAATGATGATAGATCTGTAGGAAATGTTCCTAGAGTTAAGTCGCCTTTAAAATATTGTGCAGAAGTCCCAGTTGTTATTTCATCTTGTTTGTTATTAAATGTATTAAAATCCGCAGAAGTAAGAACACCTGATGTGGTTGGACTTGCAGATGGTTTGTTTATTATGGAAACCCAATCAATATCTCCCGAACCAGATCCATCAAGACTTATCTTAATCTGTTTACCGTATGTCGGATCAGTTACGATTTCAAAAAGTGTTCCTGATCCTGCAACTAATTTGTGTTCTAATGTGGCTTGTATATCGCCAACATCATTCACTGGATCAGATACCGCAATCTTGCCATAAGTTCCGAACTCTAATGTTGTTGCTGAAGTTGCTCCTACAGCTGTGATGAATATGTTATCAGACCCGATAAGCTTCTCTACAAGAGTCCCTGGGACGGTATCGACAGGGCTTGCTAATACTTTATGATCAGAGCTTCCTCCGCCTTGGATCAACGCGGAAACACCAGTCTCGTTGACTGTGTATAGATCACCATTAGTGTTGACCAGTAATTTCATATGGCCAATATCTGATGGTGCTAAAGAATTCCTCTTCTTTAGCTCAAGAGCACCTTCTTTAAAACCAGCCATTTTTATAATCTCCGTTTGGACGCCCGAAGGCCATTATAAATTATTTATTTGAAAGAAAGGGTGGGATAAATATTTCTAAAAGAAAGGGTCTACAAAATGGCATTTAGAGAAAAGTTTCGCTTGTTTGTATCAGAAACTAAAGTGATTGAGCCTGAAATTAAAATAGAGCTTTCAGACCTAGCTAAGCCGGAAGCTAAAATGGAGGAATCTTGTGAGTCTAAAATTGAAACACACCAGGAGACCAAACCCAAGGAAGCCGAGAAGGTTGAGATTCCTGTCATTAACGAAAAGGAAGAGTTCGCGTCGTTAGACCTTTCTAAGGACGATATCCTTTCTTTGAAGCGTTTGGCATTTGCTGATATCCTTCAAGAAGAGATTACTATTTCTGAGTTGGTCGATCTTGTCCTTTTGGCAAAGTCTAATAAGGAAATCAAATCAAAAAACAGAGACTCTTTGTACATCAGAGAGTATGTTGATACTAAGGGCAAGATAACTACTAAGGGTAAAGTCTACCTTGAAGAAGATACTACAAAAACAAGACTAAGGGATATATTACAGTGAAATCATTTGTAGATGAAGATGACATTAAGGATATTCTTCAGCTTAAAATAATGGCATCTAATGACCATGTTTTCAAGCGTTATATCTACAACATAACTGAAGAAGAGCAGAAGCAATTCGGCTTTGAGTTCATAGGTCACCACACTAAAGCACCAGATCATACCCTTTACAACTTAAATACAACTTATAGGAATACTTACGACCGTACAGTTTATATTAAAACTAAGAACGGTTGGGAAGTATTCTTAAAAGATGGTTCTGATGGTAAACAAAGTCCTTCTGGTGGTGGACTTGGCTTTGCTGATGTGTCCAAGTTGATAGACCAAAAGCTTAGTGGATTTGTAACGTCTGGTGGAACTAGTGGATTAAACTCTTCACAAGTTCAGCAGATGATTGATAACAGTTTGAATAACTATACCCCAGTGATAACATCTGACAGTATTGAAATATCCGGAACATTCTTAAACATTTCTGGAACCAATTTGACTCAGATGATGCACTCTGTAGATAACAAGTTAAACAATATAAACTACCTTGAAAATTACAAAACTAAAGATTATGAAACTCTGGATGGAAGTCCTGAGATTATGTACGTTGGAAAATTGAATCAATTTAACTATTGGTATGTGAGAAAAATAATCACTGATGTTAATGGTGTTATAACCCAATATCATTCAAACATCTCAAACAATCCAACGCATCTTACCTATGATGATGCTTGGGCAAATAGAGCATCCCTAATCTATGGGAATCTTGAAGATTTAATTTTTAATTAAGGAGTGTTATGTTAATCGAAGTATTAGAAACTACCGGTCACCACTTTGAGGGACTTAGATTTAATCTACCAACTGTAGGTGCCAAGTTAGTTCTTGGAGAGTATGCCTGGGACGTTATTGATATTATTGATCATGGAGATTCGACTTATACTTTAGTTGATCCCAATTTTGTAGCATTAGTGAGAGAAGTTAAAGAGGAATAATTTATGGCATTTTCAGGATGGTTGAGCTACTGTTCAATTACAATTCCTTCGTCAGCAACAACAAATGCAGCAGCATCGGTATCTGGTATGCCTGTGCTTTTAAACGCAACCAATTTTCCAGCAGCTCTATTATCTGCTTCTGGTGGATGTCTTGCTACTGGAGCAGATATAAGATTCTCTACAACAAGTGGAGGAACGAACAGCTTACCACGAGAGATTGTAAACATTAACAAAACTGCCGGTGTGATTGCTGTCTATGTTAAAGTTCCAGTAATTACAAAGTCTGCGAATACAGTCATTTGGTGTTTCTGGAATAATGCAACAGCATCTGAACCTGGTAAAGGCGACCCTGCACAGCTTGAACAGGTATGGTCAGATTTCTACGGAGTGTTTAACTTCCAAGGTGTTACTAATAAATGGAAAGGTATAAATGACTCATCTGGTCAGTATACCAACATGTCACTTATCGGAACTACACCATCAGTATCAGCTGGTCCAGTTGCAGGAACATCCGCACTAAATTTAACTAATACTTGCGGAATGTCCTATAATGAGCTTGTATCATTTCCGGCAACTGCTACAGTGTCTGCTCAGGATTTTTCATTTTGGATTAACACAAATGGTACTCAGTCAGTTACAAACTTCGGTGCTGGTACTAATGGTATTTCATATGGACTATTAGCGGCTGGTCAGTTTGGTGTTTCTTGGGGCTTGTTTGCAACAACTACCAATGCTATACCTGCAACTGGTTGGCATCATGTTTACTGTAGAGGTGTTAACGGAACATATACGATATATGTTGACGGTGTTTCAAATAACTCTGGTGGTTCAGGTGCAGCTACTGCATTTACAACATTTGGAATAGGTACAACAGCAAGCACAAACACTGTACCAATTTCTATATCCGATTTTAGAATGACCAGAAATACAAACTTCTCGGTAGATGCTATAAAGTTAACCCATGTTAATACAACAAATATATCTGGATTCGCCAAGCCGGGAACTCCAGTCACTCAGTCTGCGCAGGTGTCTTTAACATTTACTGGTTTAGTATCTGGTACAGAGATTAGAATATATGATGCTGGAACTACTACTGAGAATGGAACTGGTGTAGAAAGTTCTACAACATCTTATACATACAGTTATTCATATACTGGTGATAAGTTGGTTGATGTTACAATCTTTAATGTAAGATATATTCCAATCAGATACACCAACTTCACTTTAGGTGCAGCTAATACGACAATTCCTATCCAGCAACAGTTTGATAGAAATTATAAGAATCCAGCATAAATAATTAGAACAACATAAAGAGGAAAATTAAATGGCACTTATTGTCGATCCAGACTTGCTAGCACAGGGAACATCAGTTGTTATCAGTGCTTCAGCAAAGACTATCAAATTAAATATCGCAGGAAACCTTTCCACTGACGGTGTAACCGGTCAGTGTTTGTATTCCTTCCTTAAAGAGCAATGGAAGACAGATAATAACCTTATCAAATATTCCTTCCCGATGCTTTCAATTACCAATGAACAGTTCGAATTTTCTGACGGTTGGGCTCCTGCAGACCTTGCCACAAGAAAGTTAATCAGAACTGCTGGTTGGGCAGAAGTTAATACTGCTGGTCAGGTTAAGAGACAATACGCAGGTATCGTTTCTCTTGGTACCATCGGTGGAACTGACCAAGCTTATTTCCAGCAAGCTACTTCTGGTGCTGGTGCATCTGCTGTTAACTTCACTTACCAAGGTCCAGTTAATGAAGCTGTTCAGATCTTCGGAAGCTCAGCTTTGGATGCTGGTTCTGGCAACTTTGATTACACTACATCCTTCAAGATGTTTGCTCGTATTCAAGGTAAGAAATACGCTCAGTCACAGTTGAGTGATATCGGTGTTAGCACGATGTCTTATATTGTGTACCGATTCCCGCTTTCTAATGATACTGACCTTAAGATCACTCACGCTGACTCTGGTATCTCAGCAACATCTCCATATACAGGTGTTACAGTAACTTATTATGGAACTGATCAAAATATAACGATTGGTACATCTGCTTATCCTTACAGAATTATCATCACTGGTAATAATGCGACTGCTGAACAGATCTATGAGAAGGTTCAGTACCAACTTCGTCAGAATGCAGATATTGACGCAGGTGCTGGTACAGTTACTGGTAAGACTGCAGATACTCTTCTAAACTTCGTTGGTGATACTCTTGTAACTACTAAGGGTGTTTATATCTCTGGATTCAATACCCAGGATACGAATAGACTTCAGTTCACAGATTATAATAATAACGTAAGAACATTCCCGTACGTTGCTTCCTTGACACTAAACTTCAATGATAACCTTGTTAATGACGCTAATGCAATTTACCGTGTATTCTTCACAAATGATGATGCTGGTAATAATGCTGGAGCTGACTTTGGTACATCTGCAGCAGTTATTGTCAACAACGCATCTTCAGCTCCGATGTCTGGCTCTGTTGGTGGAAATTCTTCACTATCATTCTCGTTCGACTATGATGGTAATGCTCAGCGTGGAATCGCTTCTAAGGGCTTGGATGCTCCGATCACTGTCGTAGCTATCGGTCTTTCAACTGGTCAGTATGTTAAAGCTACTGGTACCATTGCTCGATCAACGGCTAACCTTGTATCACTCGTGGCATCACTCGAGCGGAATTACCAAAATCCGTAAAAATATATTTCTAAAAATTATAAATATATTTTTGAAAAGGAAGGAGAAATTCTTCCTTTTTTGTTTCCGTATTAGAGGTGAATAAATATGATTGAGGTATCTAATGAGTATTGCGTCATTTGATGGAAACACAAGAATTATGAGTTTAAATGTTGGTGTAATTAATTTTACAGTTTCATTACTTTATTCTGATTGGAAGAGATGGGCTGCTCTTGGTGATAACGCCAAGTTCCTACCTGCGTTTAGATATGTTGGTGGTGATCCTACTATTCCTGGTCAGTATCTTGGTTCTACTTACTTTATTATGAATGGTTGGAAGATTCGACCATATAATGCTGACCATACTTTGATTGTAGATGGTAACTTATTCACGGAAGATCAATCATCTCCGTTTTTACCAGCTTTAGATCCTCACATGGTAGCTGTTCAAATGGCGTTCTCTAACTTAACTACAACCATTATTGCTGATGCTTCTGGAACTGTTATTACTCCGGAGAACATTGCATCCGCTGTTTGGGAAAAATCTAAAGAGAGTTCCGAGTTCAGTCTTCCTGGAACTATTGGCCACCATGTATTCGACACGACAGAATCTACAGTTGCAGGTGTTTTATCTGCGCCGGTTAGTGGAGCAGACTTTGCAACTTCAGGAACTCTTGCAAACCTTATAAGAGATATTTCATCAGAAGCAGCTGTTAAAGTTTGGAATATAGAAACTTCTGGGTTTGCTCCTGGCACTGTTGGGAAACTTCTTTTAGATAATCCTACACTCACCATTGATGGATTGTTGAATAAGCAAATATCTGATTTAGTCTTTAGCACTTCTGGAACATTCGGAACTTATGTTAAAGACATACCAACAACTACATCTGGTAAGGTTTGGAATACAAATATAAACGGTGCAGATTTCTCTACACCGGGAACTATTGCTGACTTTGTTAAGAATAAGTTGTTGACTGTTAGTAAGTTCTTAGGATTGTCCTAATAGTTACTTACGTTAACTTGGTCTATAACATTTATTATTGGACCATTTATAACGTCAGAGTCTACGAATATATCTTTCAGAATTAATGTGAAGTGATATGTTCCTTTAGGAAATTGGAACGGATACTTCATAAACATTTCTTTGGTTGATGTACCAGACACTGATAGATTTCCATTACAATAAAGCTCAAAGCTTATGGTATCAAAATCAAGATCTGCCAAGTTAAACTCAACAAACTCTCTCTTGGATGGAAATGATGTGTGTGATTGGGTAACAAAGAATCCAGATGGAACATTGTCTTCAATTACATCAATATATAATGGTGCAGAAACTGCTGAAGCTCCAAATGAATCAGTACCGGACACTACAAGAGTCTTTAACCCAGAGGTCATTGGTGTGAATGTATAATTTATAGTTCCAGTAGCAACGCCACTCGTTAAGAAGCTTCCACCATTTGTCAAAGTCCAACTTACAGTGTCGCCATCAAAGTCTATAATGTTTATTGGTATTATAACATTCTTACCAATAACAGTAGTCTTATTTCCAATTCCAAATGTTAATGATGGTGGGTTATTTATACCGCCAAAGAAGTTATATGGAATAGTTTGAAGATTACCATCATTATATGTTATGGATGAATTGAAATAGTGAACATTATCTGGTATAGTTATCTTTGTGGATAATTGTCTCTCTAAAGGATTATAATCAGATACAACTTCACCATAAACATTATCTATCTCAACTGAAGGGTTTTCATAAAAGTAAATGTGTTGGTCATCAATTGGATATTTGAAAGTAAGTTTAACGTATTTACCTTCAGCTTTTCGTTGGCCAATATTTCTTTCCGGTTTAAATTGAAGAATGGTATTATCTGACACATGAAGTCCTCTGTCATAAGGTCCAATGGAGATAATACCAGAGTTGGATATTTGAGATTGAACCAAAAAGGATATTTGCATTTGATCTTGCCCATTGGTACAATTTGTTTGGAATACATTTAACCCTTCAAACACAATACCATTGCTACTCCAATAATTTATGAAAGGTATTTCACCCATATCATCTCACCACTTTCTCAGCAGCGATATTACCCATCAATACAAATGTTCTTCCGTTTTGTACAATTTCAGTTCCAGGCATAATAGCATCCAAACTTGATACTGATGCTACTGGACAATGGAATCCAAATGGCATTCGACCAATTAAAGAAATTCTTCCCGTACTTTCATGTCTTATATGGATCATTGGGCTATACATGAATATTCTACCAGTTATAGAACAAACATATCCAGACAAGTCTTGCATACTTGTAAATGAATTTCTATTAGGAAAGGATGTGTATGTATAATCGTAAAAATTTCTTCCTTGTATTTGTGATGAATAATTACTATCGCCAACACACACATCTGGAAACAAAATAAGTTTTGTTACTGTTGATGCGTAACTGCCAAGAGTAGACACTAATGGCATCTCATATGATTGAGAACCATAATTGTGCTGGTACATTCCGGCCCAGACAGATTCTGTATTATAGGTAACATCTACAAACATTCTTGGTGGATAGTTATAATCAGTTTCTCCAGTATTAGCCACCATCACTGGTGATGCTATCGTAACAGTGGTCTCATTGGCTGGAGTTGTTGGAGTATCGTATCCTAAATCATAACATGATACATACAAACCACCAACCCAACTTCCAAATCCAGTTTTATCTAACACTCCGAATTGGATAAGAGATGTTGAATCAAACTTAGTTCCTTTCTGTACAAAAATTTGAATATTTCCTTTCAAATCTCCAAACAAGTAGACCATTTTGCTTGTACCCTCAACATAAGTTATTTTTGGACTTATTGTTGTATTGTTCCAACTTCTAGTTTGGTCGGGTTGATTATTCCAAGCGGAAGTTCCATTAAAACTTTTTGACGAATTTACATAAATTTTCTTTCCAGAAGTATCACTTTTAAATGTCAAACATCCAACTTCACCAGTCGGAAACGTGTATTGGTAATGTGACTTATACCCAGTAACACTAACAGTGTCGCTTGTAGGTGCCATATTTCTGGTATAGTTCATTGTATTAACCAACCAAGTATCAATAGTAGTTAGTAAATCAAGATCAGTATTGTATGTAGTTTTTAACCATAGATTAGCCATAGTATTTCCTTATGCCAGTTCAAATGCGTATGTGTTTGATACGTCAGCAACATAACCATTTTGAATAGTTACAATCTTTCTTCTTGTAGTATTATCGCGGAGAATTGTGTTGCCATTTATAAGTGAGCCATCAGTGTTAACACAAGGCATAAACTTAACGAATGGAATTACTCCAAAATATCCTTGCTCCCACATATTTCCATTATCTGATGTTCCTGCGATATTGGATGTTCTTAAATAAATTGGTATAAATGGAACGGAACCATCAAGATTAACTTGAAACTTACTTCCATATCTACCAGAATATATTGACATATGATCAGTGTTATCTCTTTCACTTGTATTGGTATCACAAACACCAGCCCATCGGCCATTTGGTTTAAACATATATAAAAATGACGAAAGAACTCCATTACGTACAGTGCCTTTATCTGGCGAAGACCAACTTGATGATCCTTGAGCATATACAGGGCTTCTTACTGAGGAGTGTGACCATTGAACTTGTGTAGTAACCGATGAACCTAAAAGTAACGGTTGTTGATGTTGATCTGTAGAATGGAATGCGTCCATGAATCCAATACAACCAGCAGTAAATGTCGATCCGATCAAACATACAAAGTAACAAAATTGACCATCAGCTCTTGCAATCAAAGTACAAGCTTGACCTGCGGCTGGACCAAGAGGAACATTACCACCAGAAAATCTTTTCCATTGTGTAGAATGTGTTTTAGTTTGTTGCCAAGTTGGGAATCCGTAAACTGTAGCATTGAAATAATTTGATGAACCGTTTGATTCACAAACTACTCCAACAACTGGACCATAGTTATTAGTATTTCCAGGCGCTCTCCAAACGTATGTAGATCCTTGAGAGTAAGTCAATGCTTCCCAAGGTGTAGTCATTTGAAGATGAATATAATCTCCATTAGCAAAAGGAGCACCAGCAGAAGTTACTGTAAACTTTAGGACTGAGGATGAGAAAAGATTCCCAACAGTTCCAGTTCCAATAGCACCGTTATAAGTTCCCGATACAGAAAAATCAGTAGGAGACGAAAAGGATACTTTGAATAATTCATAGGTACTTGCACTTGTCCCAATAGCATCATCAATATATCCACCACCCACGCAGCTATAAACTGGTGGAAGTGTATGACCTTTGATAAGGAACTGGTGTAGACCTTCGATTAATTCAAACCCAGTATTAAATGTTGCAGATATACTACTCATTATTGTTCCTCGTATATTATAACTGTTTCTAATGATTCAGGACTACCGACAACACTGTTGATCTTTAAGACCACATAGTTATCGACTGGAATATTTGTGACGGCTAATGTAAACACGTCTCCAGTAGTAGTGCTTGTAACTGATTGTGTAGATATTTCAGTAGTTGTTCCAGACATATCTCTATTAGGACTGTATGATACTGTTACATTTATAGTACCAGTACCGTTGATTACAGACTTTATTAAAAGCAATGATGTTGGCTTTGATGTGTACAAGAGTGTGTAATCCATATCAGCTATTGGACTACCTATTGTCAAAATCTTATTATACTTTTGAGTGGTCTTATTCTCATTAAAGTTTAAGTGGAGATAAGTACCATCGTAGATTCCAACGCTTTGTTCAATTCCAGTATATGCTGAAGTTAAAGCATTTGCTGATGTTGAGAGGTATACTCGACCTCTGGTCAAGTTCTCAACTTTCCAAGATCCTTTCTGAGTCAAGTAAAGATCATCACCAACGACATCAAATACAAAGTGTGTTGCGTTTGAAGTGTTGGCTACAGATGATGCAGCACTTGTGTAGAAGCCAGCATCATTCAATCTAATGACACTGTCTTTTATTATGGTATGTCCTGGAACTGTGATCTTAACATTAGTCCCATTACCAATGATAGATGGTATCCTTTTAGGCGAACCAAATTCAGTACTGTCAGCTTCTTTGAAATAGAAGGACTGATCTTCTTTACACCATCCAAGCATTCTTTCTTTTATGGTGGATATCAATGTCGAGATTAAAGACGCTTGATACTGTTTAACTATTATTTTCATAGGTTATCCGCATAGGTTCCGTCAATAAAGACATATTCATTAATATTTATGGATTCTTCCCCACTGTCTGGGAACTCACCACGACCACCATTTATGTCGCTAATAGGTTGCGATTCAATAAAGAAGAAGTTGGATATATCGGAAACATTATTTCCACCATCCCAAGTTCCATCATTAGGCACTATAACAGTATCTTCAACCTTAGTATAATCTGTAGTTGTAGAATCGTGTTCAGTCTTGTATGAGAAATCTGTTGGAGGTGCTTCGTTGTTAGGAACAGCACTTGTTGTAAATGTCTCAGCATTAATTCTGTCATAGATGTAACTGGTCTTTATGTACTTGATAACCTTAGCATAATCTATTGGTCTGTACATATAGCCGTGAACATTTAGATTGATTGTTGAATTGAAATATCTGGACTCTTCCTCACCCATCTCTTTAGGATAATCCATATTTGTACCTTCGAGATACACTGCAAGATTTCTTTCCAGGTTAAGGAACTCAAACTCTTTAACTCTTAGGTGATTTGATGGATTGAAGAATGGAAGAATATTTTCAAGAATCTGGAACAAGTGATCCATAGATTCTGTTCGTATCTCTAAGGAGTATGAATAGTTGTATGGCGCAGGTTGAACATCTGACCAGAAATCATCAATCGTGTTTATGTTAACTGCTGGATTGTAAAATGATCTTAATTCATTAACAGATGTCGAGCGTGATGAATCATAAGTTATATTGTCCAGCGTCATCAACATGGATGGAATCTTAGGATAATATTTCTTACCAGATTTCAACTGAGTATCAAACAAGTGATATTTCTCACTAGGTCCATACTTCAAAGGTACGTCGATAACAGATACAGGTGTTCCAGCATTGTTGTAATTATAGACCTGTATCTTATTGAAGAGATCAAGCAACGCTACAAGAACCCCTCTGGATGATCGTGGATAATAAAATTGTTGCATTACTTCATCATCCCTCTATAATGATCTCTCGTCTCTCTACAATCTTCCCAGGCGTCTCCAGCGAAGAGTCTGACTGCCCAGTAGATTGTATATCGTTTGAAATAAGAAACGCCAGCATCTTTCATAGCTCTGAGGAATATATTATCACACTCAGTTTTTGAGAATAACATAGTGGCGTACAACCAGTCATGTATAAGTGCTGCTGCATCATACGTCCCAACCTTTGGAACTAAGCTTTGAACTGATTCTGGAATGCTTGCCAAGTCAGAATCAAAATCTTTTGGGGCTGTAACATAACCATTTACATTATCGCAGTACATGAAAGGTTGTGTTAAAATTATCTTAAACTTATGAGCAGATAGTGATACATCAGTATAAACTAATGGGTATGGAAATGCTGTATAATTAGTCATCATCAATCACCTTTAACAATGTGTAGTAATTTGGTATTGTAACCAAGTGGTCGCGTGCTATAATCTCAGCAAGCTTCTTATCTTTAGTATGCTCCATTTCGTGAGCAATGCCCATCTTCAATTGCTTGGCGTTAACTTCAGTAGCGCGGATTTTCGTCTTACGGTAAATCATGTCTTGAAGTATCTCAGTTAGGATCTCGACCATCTCTTCAAAGGTCTTTCCTTCGCGCTTGGCTATGTCTTTAAGCTCTTTGTTTGTTACGGTCTTATCTCTATTGAACCTATCAATGAGCTTGACTTTTAGGCGGGCTGGAACGACTTTGTGCTTGCGTGATTCATTCAGCTCGATGTATTCGGATAAGTTCATTTGTCACTCCACCAGTTGTTGAATGGATCTTTTGGAGGACATTCCTTAGATCCGTCATATTCGATTTCTTCTTTATTAGTATGAGCATCTGAAGTAGTATTGATAAACTTACCAATATCAAACATATCTGTTTTATTGGTATACTTCCACATATCACCAAACATATCTTGAGTGTTACTTCCATCACCGGATGTTCCAGCGATTGGTATACTCTTATCTCTATGTGTTCTTACAATCAGATCCCAAGCGTGCTGACCTTGGAGGAACTGTTCGGTTTGCTGTTTAACCATTACTATTTCATAATAGGTATTATTAAACGCAGCACTTCTCAGTATATCATTTGGACTTGGAGTATCCGTGTCAAGTCTTGTATTTCTTGTAGGATCTTTAAGTTCATTGTATGAAAGTCTTAGGATATCTCCAGCACGTGGTTGATATGTTTCTTCAGACATTATTCCATTCTTAAACTTACTGGCTTTTGTAAAATGTCTCTTGGATGCGTAGATGTGAAAGATGTCATTCCATCCCATACCCATTGTAGAGAAGTTTCTTATATCTCTTGGGAGTTCCAGATATGCCATGAAGTCGAAAGCTCTTAATATCTGTCGGTCATTATCTTCACCAAAGATTCTGTCTTTATCAACATCATAGGAGACTACACTGTAAGTTAGCGATACTCCGTGAAAGTTAAATGCTTCTGTTAATAGCAAATCATATAACTTCCTTTCATTGTCATAGATAGGATTCAAGTGGTTGAAGAAACCTGTGTTTTGTAATCTGTTAAATCCTGAGAAGTTAGACATAAAATTATTTATCCCAATAAAAAAGAGGCTCACGCCTCTTTTTTTAAACTTCTGTCTTTATCCAAAGGTGCGCTGGATCATTGTGGTCATTGAAGGTGTAAAGTGTAACCCTCTGACCAGCTTTAAGTGCTTCCAACTTTTTCTTCATATCTCTTGGAGATCTGAATGATTTTAACTCACCAGTAGCAAGAGCAGCTTCTCTTGTTTCGGCTTCAAAAATCTTCAACTCTTTCAAGTCTGTCAATCCAATGAATCCAGAGATAGGCTCACCATCAATCTCTTCAGTTACGACAACTACTACTTTAGTAGAACCGGCTTTCTCGGAAGCATCTTTAGAAGCTTCTTTTCTAACCTCATTGTCGAGCTTGTCAACATTCTTTTTCTCTACAGACTTAACTGCATCATCGTCTGGAATTTCATCATCAGACACAATTCGGTCATCATCTCCAGCTTTAGGTGTTTCCCTTTCGTCTGGAGCTTCTTTCTTCTCAGCCATTTTGATACCGATAGATTTTTCCCATGCTTCACGGTCTTCATCTGTAGCAGTACATGCTGTGAGATATTCTGTCAAATCTGGATCATCTTGTCCAACAAGGGTTAAGAACTTCATAATAGCTTGAGCTTCTTCCGAAGAGAAGTATGATTTTTCAGTAGCGGATGCTGCAAGAGCTTTCTTCAGAAGCTTAATCAATCTTGGAGTTCCAGCACTTGCGATTTCTTTCTTGTCTTCGCCTTCTGCAGCGTTTCTTACTTCGGATGCAATCTTACGGTACGTCACCAGTACATCTTTATGGATATCGTCAAATCCTTCCACCAAGAGATCACCCTTCAGTAGATTCTGCTCATTAAGGTATTCACTAAACTTCTTCATATGTTCTCCGTTTATTTCTATTTATTATCCTATCATGAATATAGCTGGATCAGTTTCCATTCTGATAGCTTCAAGTGCTGCTGCTTCTTCTTCTTTAGCTGTGGCTATGATTTCAGAAGCATTAATATTTCCGCCACCAGGGAGAGTCATTGAATACTTTCTTAGGATCTTGCCCCAAAGTATTTCAACTCTTGCTCTTGCCAATTTCTTCAGCAAGGAATTATTGTAAAGATTAAGTGCAGTCTCTTTTCTGTAGACAGTAATCATTGCAAGTGAATCTACATTTGGTGTTGGCCATATTCGGACAATAGAACTATTCGGATTGAAGTCGCAAGTATATTTCCTTGAAAAGTGATCTTCAATTTCTTTTAGATACACCATTGAAATATCATAATTACCCATCACCAGTGCTCCACCCATTCCAGCCGATCCACCACCACCACTTCCAGGGCCACCTGGATAATTTCCATTAACCCAATCATTGTATAGTAGGTTGTGCTGTGGTGTGAATAGATCATTTATTCCATTGTTATTAAATGATAAGCTTATATCCAATATAGAATCAATCTCATCGCCAAGAGCGTAAGCACTCACACCTGCAGATAATGTAATTGTCATCACATCTCTATAGGTAGCTTCTCCATAAGTGTATCTTTGGAAGTCTTGGATCGAATCTTCTATAATTTGATCAAACTGTTCATCAGCAACTTCTATATTAATTACTGGTTGACCTATTGTCACCTTTAGATAATTTCTAAATCCATCAAGTGTTACTATCTTAGCCATTTATTATCCCTTCTTTGGACGTCCTCTTCCGCGCTTAACTTCAAGGAGTTCCGCCGGAGTCTCGTCAATATACTCAGACTCTTCAATTGTCGGAACTGCTTCAATTACAAAAACATCAGACGTTGGTCTTGGTGCTTCGAGATATACAGGTTCAAGCACAGAATCATATCTTGCTCCAATGTGTTCTGGAAGTTCACACAGTCCAGATGGATTTACAACTACAGCAAGACCTGATTCATTTATTACTTGTATTGGATAAACTCGTGTATTTCTAAACAACATATTATACCTCTTAAATTGGTTCAATTACTTATATTTATACCAACAAAAAAAGGGAACCGAAGTTCCCTTTTTAAGTTTACAATACTTACTCTAATTCAGATTAAGGAATGAGAGTGTTGAGGTTAGTAACGCGGATTGCGCGGTAGTAACGACCAGAACCAAGCAAGCTGTCGGTGATAGCGTAACGGCTCATCACGCCGATGTTCACACCGAAGTCATCCGGACGAACTGCACGATTGAACAAGCCAGTGATGTACGGGGAGTAGATCAAGCCTGTATCAGAAGTGGTAGGACCCTTATAACCAACAAGTGCGTAGTCAGAAGTGGCGTATGCATCGCGATATACAGTGATGGTGCCATTCAACTTACCAATCTCTGCAACTGCGGTGGAAGCATTCACGTCAGCGGTATTCTGGGTGAACTGCGGTCCTGCAGCCTGAAGAGCGGTAGCAACGCGTGGGGACACGATAACAAAGTTACCAGCGCCACGGAAGGTTGCGGTTGCGATTTCATTGGACTTGCCGATGATTGCATTGACAAGAGTAGCGAACTTCTCTTGTGACCAGCGACCGTCAGAAGCGGATGCGTCGAACAAGCTTGGGACTGCTCCACCGTTGCCAGTGTTAAGAGCGGCCTGCATCATGCGACCAAGGATTTCACGATCCAATTCTGCTGCAACTTCGTAGTTGAGGATGTTAAGCATTTCGCGCTCAATCTCGATACCCTGCATAGCCTTTAGATCCTGAGCGGACTCAAGAGAGAAAGCTGCGCCAAGCTTACGAGTGTTAGCCTGAATAGCAATCTTGTCAAGGAACAACTTCATGTTTGGCATGGTAGTTCCGACCTTCCAGAGTTCTGCGGCGGAAGTTACGGCACCAGTTCCGAACTGACCAACAGTTGCAGAGCTTGTGAAGTCGTAAAGACCATTTACAGCGCCAGAAGTAAGTGCGGAACCTGCATTGGAACCAGTGTAACCAGAGTACTGATTAAGAGCCTTGAAACCAGCTTCATAGATGTCAGATCCACCGTTGAAGGTAGAGCCAGGAGGAATGCCTGCAACGTCATAAGCATAGCGAAGGGCGTAAGCAAGACCGACTGGGGAGTTAAGAGCCTGAACACCGATCACCTTGTGAGCGAATAGGTCAGGGAATACTCTACGAACGAGAGCAAGAGCGATAGGTGAGAACTTAGCGCCGTCACCAGAGTTGGAACCGAAGTTAATGGTTGTGGACTGATCTTCATTCAATTCACGAACGTCAAGACGCTCCTGATTTTCAAGAAGGACAGACATGGTCTGACGAAGGGACTCATCACCGATTGAAGCAACAGACAATTTGCCTGGCATCTGCATCCACTTAGAGTAAGCGGCTTTTCTATCAAATTTTTCCATTTTAGAAATCTCCTTAATTATGCAAGTATTTATTACAGATAGTAATTAATTTTTTCCAGACGAATTTCGAGGTCATCTTTGACTGTTTCAGTCAATTCCTCTTTATTCTCTTCTTCATCTTCGGTCTCATCTTCGTTTAGGAACAGGTCATCATTGATTTCTGTTTCGTCCAACTCAAGAAGAGAATCCTTTTCCTCAAGAACTTCGATAAAGGTGTCAATCTTCTTGGCAACTTCAGAATAATTCTTTCCTTCAAACATTGCGCGAACCTTAGCCTTAGCTGATTCAGTCAATCCTTCAGTCTTACGAGTAACAAGTAATGCAGTCTCAAGATTGTCAAGCTTCTCCTGAAGAGCTAGTTTAACAGTGTAGGACTCATTAAGCTTGCTGGTCATATCAGCAGCCTTTCTCTCTGCAGCGGCAACGATTTCCTGGGAGTCATTGTCAAGAGAGATGAAGTGGGATTCAAACAAGGATTTGATTCCACCGATGATTGGCTTGAAGGTTTCGTTGATAGCAACGCTTTCCAAAAGAGAGTCAGAGATCTTGGTAGAGATTTCGATATCCAAGAAACGATCAAGATCACCGATAACGGTCTCTTCAAGCTTCTTGAGTTCGGCTTCGTACTCTTCATCAATCAACTGAAGCTTGGATTCAACAATTGCGGAGACCTGCTCAGCGACATACTTCTCAGCATATCCTTCGATCTTCTCAACAGCTGCGGCCTTGAAACGCTCAGTCTTGTCAGCATAGTCAGCTTCCATCTTTTCGACAGCTTCGTTTAGACGGGAGACAATTTCTCTTTCAGTGAACTCTTCTGCAAGAGCCTCAATGCGAAGGGTCTCTTCAGATACAAGTGCTTCTGCACGGATCTTGGCCTTCTCATCAATCA